AGGCAAAGTTAAAGTTTCCCTAGGTCACTTTTTGACCTAGGCAAACTTAACTGACTACGTCAGACTGACTGCGTCAGTCCATGGCTATACGCCTTATGGACTTCTTCCCGGCCTGGTGCAGCTAATTTCTGGGAGCAACCACAAAAAAATATTTTGTCTGACTTTAACTGTCTGACGCAGTCAGACCTGACGAGAAGCTCTGTGTAATGTAATGTAATGTAATATAATATAGATACGTGTAGGTCTGACGAAGTCAGACAGACTGACGAAGTCAGACAGTAGGTAGATACTCGTAGAGTATCTACGATACTCGTAGAGTATCTACGCGTACGTAGGTCTGACGTAGTCAGACGTGACGCAGTCTGACAGTCTGACGCAGTCAGACGTAGGGTAGGGGGAGGGGAAAGCCTAGTTGTGTTGTGTTGTGTTGGAATCTCTACATCACGGGAAAATTTTTTAGTTAACCACTTTTAGCCACAAATAATCTTCCACTACATAACCACCTTGAACCACAAAGATATGTAAGGTATAATGAGCAAAACAGAAAAGAAGAAAGAAGAAAAGGGAAGAAAAGGGAAGAAAAGGGAAGAAAAGGGAAGAAATAACAAAAAATAATAAGAGGAAGAAAAAGAGAAGAAAGGACCAAAAGTTATGTCTAAAATGCCTAAAATGTCTAAAATGTCTAAAATCATGCCTCTACCCCACCAGGCACTAAGATTACTCCTAGCATCTATACTAGTACTCTTTCTAGTTATCTCAGGTACTAGTGGCTGCTCTACAATCACCTTACCAGATGGCACCCAACGCAAAGAAGAACTCATAGCCTCAGCTGAGAAACTCATCAATGCAGTAAACTGGATTATACCTGTGACAGATACCATAATGTTTGTCCTGTGTGACATGGAGACAGTCACGTATTACAAGCCATGTGCCATATACGAAGTAATAGTATCCTCAGCTCGAGCGTCTCTTCTCCTGGTAGAAGAGGCCTTAGCCTCGTATCATGACCAACCCTCAGTTCTAACTCAGCAGAACCTTATATCAGCAATAACTAACCTCAAGAACAGCTGGCTTCGCCTAGATGCCGTCTATAAAGGATCTTTGTTACCAGGTGAGGAGCAACAAGCATAAACCCCACAGCTGGGCAAAGCTCTGATGGGCAAAGCTCAGCTGAGTATAGCACAGCAGACAGCAGTGCTTACTTTATATGTTTATAGAGGACAACTCAAATGTCAAAACCAGCCCAGATACAAGATACACCACCTCAGCCTCAGCCTCAAGACCCAGCACTTTCGTCAAGCTCACCTGGGGCTAAGAGCCCCATTAAGTCTAAGCTGAATTGGGTAGGAGCTTTTTTGGTAGCTATGGGTACTGTAACAGATCCTGAGTTTAGGCGACTTTTCGGAGATCTAGTGCCTCCGGATATACTTAATAAGATAATGTTTATTAGTGGCTGGCTAGTACTAATCTTCAGGACTCTAGGCACTAGCAAACCATTAAGCCTAGATTGGAGGAATCCCTGGAAGTAACTGAGGCAGCACACAATGAAAACACCAAAGCAACATGACAGACATGACAGACATGACAGAAGACAATACTTTTACTACTCTTACCTCGGACTTAGCTGGCTTTGTGTAGTTACGTTAGTTATGTTTTTGGGGCTAGACTGGAAACCCATCATAAAAGTCCAGTCCTGTTATAGTGGGTCTTACCCTACTCGAACAGGTAACTTAGTAGGCTTTAAGAAGTTTTTTATAGGAGTTAGGGCAGCTTTCTAGCTACGGAGACCACACCGATGCCAAAGAAACTTGAACAAGCTTTGAAAGCCAAAGCAAATCGCATGGGCTTGAAAGGCAAGCAAAAAGACGCGTATGTTTATGGAGCACTCCGCGAGACAGGATGGAAGCCTTCGAAACCAAAAAAGGAAAGAACTAATGCCCAAGACAGCTGACCCCAGCGAACCTAGGATAACAGACTCTTCGGCTAGGACAGACTCGTCTGTCCAGGCTTCTCTTCAGGGGTGTAGGCCTGAGATAGACTTGTTTACTGAGTGGGCTAAACAGACTGCTGTGATGTTGAATGAGTACGGAGAATCTTAGATTCCCTGGGTCACTTTCTGACCTAGGCTAACTTACTTCTTCCGTAGGATACTTAGCTATGTATTCTTCTTTTGATACCATAAAAAACTCTAGGGACCGCAGGAGGACTAGAAGTCCTGAGGGGCCTCAGATGCAGCTGAGAGAACTTCGCCCGAGGCATCATGAGATTATCAGGCTGGGGCTGCTTGGATTCAAGAATAGGCAGATAGCTAGGATGCTTAATATTACTCCTCAGAGTGTGACTATTTGCTTGAGTTCGCAGGTGGCTCGTGAGTATATGTCCTTGCTTCAGGCAGCCAGGTCGTGTAATGCAGTGGACTTGGCTAAAGAAATCTCTGATTTTGCTCCTACGTGCGTAGAAGTAATTAAGGAAGGCATACAAGACGAGACAGTTCCTATGCCTGTACGTATGAGGGAGGCTAGGGAGTTTCTGGGGCTAGGAGGCTATGTAAAACCCCAGAGAATATCTGTACAAGGAACAATCACTCATCTCACGCCTCAGGAAATAGAGGAGATAAAAAAGAGAGCTTTGCAGACAGCTCAGCTAGCTGGGGTGCTGTCTTCTCCAGCTGACCAAGAAGATAAGGATATCCTACATAGTACCGAGAGTCCATCTGAAGAAGACTCACTTGATGTTGAGTTCCTGGAAGTTTCTTCATCATGTGTCGGTACCGAAAAGGAAAAACAAGGCCAAAGTGCTGAAAGTGCTGGTGGCAAATGAAGTTATATGCGTGGAAGAAATCATACATATAGTTAATTCCAGGTAAAACTATATACCCATAGGGTCTTTCTTCCACGTAATATAAAAAATTAACACTAGATAGGGTGTTTTAATATATTGCCTAGGACACTTTCTGACCTAGGGAATCGAACCAAGAAAGGGAAACTTATAATAGCAGGTTCGTGTACAACAACTAAGAAAGTCTGGCATGAAGTAGGAAAAACTTGGTTTATTGTGGATGAAGATCCAATCACGGCAATTAATTCAGTGGATTTGGAATGAATATAAGAACATTAATCGCATCCATTGCAGGCGTCTTCATGATGCTCGTTTTTGGCTGCTGCACGACTGTCAAAAACGACATTTATGCTGAGGCATTTGTTGTTTCGAACCAGCCTCCCCGCGAGATACGAGTACTCGTGTTTTATGATGGGCATGTGACTGAGCAGCAGATATCTGAAGTTCTTGGTAAGACCGCCTCGAGCTTAAACGAGCAGGTGGGCATTACGTTACTTTATGACGTAATTCTTCCTTCTATGTGCATGAGAGGACATGCGGACTATCCTGATGGCGCTGTGACTCGTTTGGTGGAATGCTATAACGAGTTTCAGACTACTAACAACATTGGTGATGAGTTTGATCTGATTATATCTTTTCAGATAGGGTCTGTCGTGTCTGATGTTGTTGGTGGTTTGTTTAGGAATGTGTTTATTCCTACTTGGGAAGGTGTGATAGATAATACTTGGCGCAGATATATAACACTTCGTACTACTGATACATGGGTAGTTTTGCATGAGATATTTCATGCTTTTATTCTCGAGTATAATCATTCTATGTGCGGTATTATAGCTCCTGTACAGCTTCAGATTCTTCCTGGAGTAGGAATAAAGTCTAGGTACTTGTCTCAGGCAGATCGGAGAGAAGTACTTAAAAACAAGTTTCGAGTTTTCAGAAACATAGAAGGACCTAAGTAATGCTCCTAAAACAAGATGACATTATCCAAGATATCCTCTCTTCTATGTATTTAAGCACTCGAGTTTTTGCTACTACTATTTTCCCTAATCTTTTTAGCTCTTCCTTTAGTCCTCTTCATACCCAGATTTTTGATCTTTTAGATAGCGGTGCTCGTAAGATTGCTATTGCTGCTCCTAGAGGTATAGGTAAAACAACTATAGCTAGGACTGTTGCAGCAAAAGGGATACTGTGGAGAGATATTAACTTTATTTCTTATGTATCTAACTCTGCTACAGTAGCAGAAATGCAAACTGAGAATTTGAAGCACGAGCTTTTATCTAATGTTTATGTGAAAGAACTTTTCGGGGATATTACTATTACTGATACAGAGGGGCCTAAGAAGGCTGAGGAGAGTTTCTCTAAGAAAGCTTGGACTGCCTTTGGATCAACTTATGTTCTTCCTCGTGGTGCTGGACAGCAGATACGAGGACTTAACTGGAGAGGCTATAGACCTCAACTAATTATAGTAGATGACCTTGAAAGTTCTGAAGAAGTACTGAACGAAGTAAACAGGCAAAAACTAAAGACCTGGTTTTTTTCGGATGTTATGAAAAGTGTGGATTTTTATTTGGATAACTGGAAAATAATCTACATTGATACGATGAAACACGAAGATTCTCTTTTAATGGATCTTGTTCAGTCTTCGGATTGGGAATCATGTGTTTTAAGTATATGTGATGAGAACTACAATTCATATGCTCCCGAATACATGACAACAGAAGAGATAAAAAGGGAGGTAGAGAGGCATAGGGAAGCTGGATTATTGGATTTGTTTTATCGGGAGTTTATGAATATCCCTGTTTCGACAGAAGATGCTGTTTTTAAGCAGACATACTTTAAGTATTATGAAGAACACGAAGAAAAACTGGATCAAAATAAGCTAGTTGAGAATGTAGTAATAGTAGATCCAGCAAAAACCGTAAAACTTCATAGTGCTGAGAGTGCAATAGTAGGAATAGGAATTAATAGATCAGATGGTAGGATTTTTATAAGGGATCTTGTTGCAAAGAAACTACATCCTGATGAGCTATATGCCGAAGCTATCAATATGTGTATAAGACTTCGAGCAAGGGTTCTTGCTATCGAAGTAACTAGTCTTAATGAGTTTATCACATACCCGATAAAGAACGAACTTAGTGCCCGTAATGTCAATATAGAACTTGTTGAGCTTTCGGCTCGCAATAAAAAAGAGTTTAGAATAGCTGCTCTTGCGCCTTTTTATCGTAAAGGCAGTATTTACCATAATCCTTCTGTGTGTGGTCCTATAGAGGCACAGCTTTTATCTTTTCCCAGGTGCAAAAGATTTGATGCAATAGATGCTGAGGCATATGTAGTTGAGTTGTTAGAGCATGGGGAAAGATATTTTTATTCTGACTCAGATGACGAACCTAGTGGTTTGGATGTTTTTGCGGACATGGACGAACCGGCTTTTGAGGGGTGGAGAGTAATCTAGCCTAGGTCAAAAAGTGTCCTAGGCAAACTTAAATAATTATAGGAACTCTTCTATGCCTGCACAAGTAGTAAAAGAAATAGATAATATTGTAAGTGTTATTCCTGTAAGTGTTTCTATTGTTATTTCTTTTGCTTCGTTTATAGTGGGTTTTCTTATAAACATATTAGTTATGCGTAATAATTTTGTGAATACACAAGATTGTGAGCGCCAGAAAGATGCATGTGAAAAGTGTAGGGATATGTTTGTAAATGAAATGTCATACAAAGTTACACATTTACATAAAAGAATTGACATACATGATGAGGTGCTTCAGGGGCTAAGAGAATTCTCAGTCAAAAACTATGGTATGTTGAAGGCTATAGCTAGTAGATTGAAGATACCTGATGAGGAAGTTACTTAATGGCTGAGCGTGAATTTTATATAGGTTCTGTAGGTCCTTTAACGGATAATGATTCAGATACATATCCTGATGGTGTGGCCCATGCTGCTGTTAGGGCAAGACAATTACACATATCTACTGCCCCTACACTTAATCAGCATGTGTTGAGATTAGCTGATTTAAGTGGAGTAATTCAGGCGGTATCTGTCGCAGATATCACCAACCCTACAGAGTTAGCTAGTTTGTCGGGTACTGAAGGATGTTTACTAGTAGCATACCAGTCAGGTGCTTTTAGAAACCATGTCACTTTATATACTTGGGATGTTACAACCTTAGCTGAGGATATTCCTTGGGTAGTACTTAACAGTACTTCAGGTTCGTGGATAGCTATAGGAGGCAGATATACAAGTCAGCAGTTAGTGTTGAGGAAAAGTTCTAGTACTAATAGTCCTTTGACTCTTCCTGCAGGGACTCTTAATTCCTCGCCTGGTAATGGTGATATAGAAGCAGATAGTGGGAATCTGTATTTTACGATAGGGGGTACTAGGTATAAAGTTGTACTAGATACTAAAACTCAGACACTTTCTAATAAGGTTGTTTTAGGGCATCTTCAAACTTGTTTTGTAGATACCTCCCCTGGAAATGTTACTAACACTACAACTGAAACCACTGTGTTTACGTATACAATTCCTGCTAATAGTATATCTGCTGGGCAGCAATTTATATGTAAGCTTAGAGGTAGGGTTCAAGCTTACACAGGACATACTTTAACTATCTATCTGAAGGTTGGTGGAACTACCTTGTGTTATGCTACTGTTTCTCCTAAGGTAGGTGGTTATCAGGGTTTTGAGATTGATGGAACTGTTACTTTTAGAACTTCTGGAGCATCTGCCACAGTATACGGACAATTAAATGGAAATTTGGGTATCGATGCTTCTGGTAATATTATACTTATTAGTTCTACGACTTCTTACGGTAGTGGCTCACGTAATACTTCGGGTTCTTTGGCTTTAGCTATTACTGTTAAGTGGAGTGGATCAAGCACATCTAGTAATTTTGGGGTCCAGCAAGGGTCATTATTTAAACTGGCTTAGGTTAGCGAGGTTAAAATGCCGATAAATATCACAGGTTCTCCTTATTCCAATATGCAAACAGTTATTCCTCGTTCAGAGCATAATTATGTGTACCCAGAAGGACTGAATTTAAAACCAGGATCCCCGACACATGAAAAACTAAAACGCCTGGTTTTTGATTATGCGAATGAAAGTTATAGGGTTATACAGAGAAGGTTTGATAGTTGGAATAAGATCGATGAAAGTTTGACGGCATTTATTCCGGCGGATGAGGAAGAAACAGAGGTCTTAAGTAATGACTCACGTAAACCTGTGTCTATAGTTATTCCTTATAGCTATGCTACACTTGAGACTATTCTTACTTATCTATTGGCTGCCTTTGCTCAAGAACCTGTGTTTAGATATGAAGGTACTGGACCCGAAGATATTATAGGTGCTATGCTTCTTGAGATGTGCATAAATACTCAATGTCAGCAGATGAAAATAGCTTTGCCTTTGCATACTATGTGGCGGGATTCTCTTGCATATGGGTTAGGTGTAGTAGCACCTGTTTGGAAAGAAAAGTGGGGTTACAAGACAGAAGTATACGAAGAGCCTTTGTTTTCTTTGTTTGGACTTAATGTAGGTAAAAAGCCTGTGCGACAAATGAAAGAAGCTTTGTTGTTTGAAGGAAATGACCTTGAAAACATTGATCCTTATAGGTATCTTCCTGACCCTAACTATGGTGTGCATGAAGTACAGAAGGGTGAGTTTGTTGGGTGGGTAGAGACAGTTCCGCTTATGGAGCTTCTTAATAGGGAGAGAAGAGATGAGGATGTTTTTAATGTGAAGTACTTGAAAGAAATTTCAAGTCGACGTAGTGCTTTGTTTAAGAATGATGATTCTGCAAGAGGATCGAGGTACGGCGGGACAGATAGGTTTGCTATAAGTGAGTCTATAGCAAAGCCTGTTGATCTTATTCATATGTATGTTAAACTGATTCCAAAAGACTATAACCTTAAAGGTGGTGAATTTAATCCTGACGGAGAATATCCTGAAAAATGGTATTTTTGCCTTGCAGCTGACTCAGTTATTATAGAAGCCCGTCCACTTGGTCTCAACCATGATATGTTTCCTATCTGTGTCTGTGCTCCTGACTTTGACGGCAGAACCTCTACACCTATTTCTAGGCTTGAATTAGTGGACGGGCTTCAAACCTCACTTAACTTTATGTTTAATTCACATCAGGCTAATGCAAGAAAAGCCTTAAATGACATGCTTATAGTAGATCCTTTTCTTGTTAATATGAACGATTTACGTGATCCCCAACCAGGAAAGCTTATAAGACTGAGGCGTAGTGCATGGGGAAAGGGGGTATCTGACGTTGTACAGCAGCTAAAAGTGACCGACGTAACTGCAAATAACATAAACGACGCTAGAAATATTATTGACATTATGGAGCGTGTGAGTGCTGCTACACATAATCTGATGGGTGTTATGCGTCCTGGTTCTGAAAGACGTACAGCAACTGAGTTCGAAGGAACCCAGGGTTCAGCCTTGAATCGACTTGAGCGTATAGCTAGAATAATAGGTCTCCAGGCAATGCAGGACCTTGGATATATGTATGCATCACATACTCAACAGTTGATGAGCCAGGATGTGTATCTAAAAATAACTGGTGAGACCGAGAAAGAACTAGTTTCTATGCTAGGAAATAAAATCCAGAATGGACGTATACATATTACACCTTACGACCTTATTATTGACTATGATGTATTAGTTAAGGACGGGAGTGTTCCAGGAGGTAATTTTAGCCAGGCGTGGGTTCAAATATTTCAAAGTATTATTCAAAGTGATTTTGCAGCAGGAAGAATAGATATCTTCAAACTATTTAAGTACATCGCTCGTAATCTAGGAGCCAAGAATATTTCTGACTTTGAACTAAAACAAATGCCCACTGAGCAGGTACAACAGCAAGTACAAGAAGGAAATTTAGTTCCAATGCCTAATCAGGAAGAAGTTAGTATGGGGTAGAAACTAAGTTTGCCTAGGACACTTTTTGACCTAGGGAAGGAAAGAAAAAATATGAATATGAACATAGGTATGAAGATACGAAAACATTGGATTAAGTTTGTAGGAATTTTGGTAATTTGTTTTGGGGTTATGGGGTTTAATATTACTCCTGATATTGTTGTTAAAGGTGCTCCTTGGTATGATGTTAGAGGATATTCATCTCTTTCAAGCGCTTTAACTGCTATAGGAGCAAGTAATAAGACTTTGTTGGTTGTGGGTAATGTTAGTGTGTCGTCTGATGTGGAGATAGGTTCTAATGTTCATGTGTGGTTTTTGGGCGGGGGTAAATTTACTGTAGCTTCTGGTAAGACTTTGACCTTGCTGGGGCCTATTACTGCTGGAAATCACTTGATTTTTGTGGGGCCTGGAACAGTAGTTCCACCTAAGCAAGCCCTTGCAGTAGAATGGTTTGGTGGGTTAGATGAAGTAGTAAGTATTCTAGGGGCAACAAAAGCTGAGGTAGAAATATCTTCTGATTTGGTTGTAGCTAATAATATTTCCTTGCTAGACTCTATAAATATGAGAATACGAGGCGGAGGAACCATAACAATAAATGCAGGTAAAGAATTAGTTATTGATGGATATTTTAGTGCTCCTAACAATCAGGTGTTTTATGGAGATGGTGCAGTTAGTTTGTCTGCTCGTCAGCCATTACAAACCAATTGGTGGCCAAGTTTTGCAAAGGCGCTGGATGATATAGACACAGATGTAAGAGTTCTTGAGATTTCGTCAACCCAAGGAATCAGTGGAAATGTGGAAGTACCTAGTAATGTTATTCTTAAATTCACTAGTAGTGGTATGCTTGATGTTTCTGGGGGAGTAAGTGTAGCTATTGCTGGTCCTGTGGAAGCTGGGTCGTATCAGATTTTTGATGGGGCTGGAAGTGTTACTTTTAGTAATGGAGCTAAGATTCGTTCATCTTGGTTTAATAATCTTACGCAGGCTTTAGGAACTCTTAGTGGAATAAAAGCAAAGTGCATAATAGATAAGGCAGAATCACTTTCAGGTGCTATACTGTTGGATGAGAATACGTGTATAGAGTCTGAAAAGAATTCTGTTATTTCTTTGGTTATGGGTTCTTTGACTTTGGGTTGTTATTCTGCTGGGCCGTATCAGACATTCTCAGGTAATGGTGTGCAGTTTGCTAGAGCGGATGCAGCTAATCCTGTGTATCCGGAATGGTGGGGAGCAGTAGGAGACGGAACGACAGATAATACTACTTATATGGCTCAGGCACTTGCTTCGATTCCTGAGGGAGGAAGAATCTTATTTTCTGGTGGTGTTTATCTGACTAATGGTATGGTAGTTGCCTATGATAAGACACACATAGAAATAGCAAATGCCGCTACTATACGCTCTACTGGAGTAGTACCGGAGCCTTATGCTCTTATTTATACTGGTATGTCTGATACCCTGATTAATGGTGGAGGTACTTTAGATGGTAACTCGACTGCCACTGATCTGAGAATGAATGGTGTGCGTATAATGTGCGATACGCAGTCTACCTACAACAATCGAGTGGACAACATTAGAATAAAAAACATAACTGCTAATAGACCAGAAGGTGGTGGAATTAGTGGTGGGGATGGTGTTTATGTTGGTGGGTCTGGAAGCAACTACAACTACGGAGTAAGGTTATCTAACCTCCACATACAGACTGTAGGAAGAAATGGTATTTCTATTACTAATGCTTCTGGAGCTATTATAGCAGATAATTTTATTCAGGACTGGCATCAGACAGGAGTAGACTTTGAGCCTTCCTCAGAACAGAGAGCAAATAACTGCACGGTATCAGGTAATTCTATTATTTCTGGGGATACTTACTCAAACCTAAATTGTTTTGATGTTCGTGGTGCTGGTAGTGTTTGGACAGGTAATTCATGTGTAGGAGCAATTAACCATGCGGTGAAAATTGTATCGAACACTGAGGGAATTCAGTTTGTAGGAAATTATATTGATGGTGGGTTGGTTGGTTTGTTGTTGCTAGGAACAGATGGAAATTCTAAGTACAACAACATATCTAATAATATCATCAAAAATAGCTCTAATTCCTGTGTACGTTGGGCTGGTGCTCAGCAGATAGCTATGTCAAATAATACATTAATAGACTGCGGATATATCTTTATGGATTTAAATAACCATGAAGGGTATAACTCTGTTCATAATAATGTTTTTATCAACACAGGGGTTACTAGTAGATATGCTATAAGTGCTGAATCGGTATCTGGGTATAATGTATTTGGACCCCAAACTTATATTGGCACTTTTACTGGTCGTATCGTAAAACATTCTGCAACAGATACTGTTATAGATAACCCTACTCACCTGTCTTTTACTTCTAATAGTTCTATTGATGCAGGATTTAGTGGCTCATCTGTAACAAACGCTGGTGCAACAGGAACAATTACATTAACTTTGCCTCGTCCTGCTTTGTATGGATTTAATCTTCTGGTCGGTCAGCAAGCTAATTATGCTATTCGCCTGGATCCTGCGGATGATGAACAGATAGATTTTGCCGCTGCAAATGGTACTAGAACTGTTTGCGGAGCTGGAAAATATCTTACTATTGAAGGTACTACAGCTATTGGAGGTACTAAAGCTATAGGAGAACTTAGATATAGAAGCCCTGGTTTGTGGATATGGCACTCTATTTCTACGTGTAACTCCTGTGCTTGTCAACCATAACTTTTAAGGGGATTCTTGTTATGACTTTTTTGGCAGGTCCTGAAGTTTGGTATGAGTTTATTCGTTCTTCTGCATTATGGAAAGATATGAAGAATCTTATCTCTGAGCGGATAGAAGATTTGAGGGATATACTAGAACTTCCTTCTGCGCTGCGTGAGCAGCAAATGTCAGATGATTTAATTCGTGGGGCTATAAGCGAACTCAGGACTTTTATTACTACCATAGAAGACGACTCATTGCTTTTAGCTGAAATAAGGGAGCAATTTAATGACATTGAATCCTAGCATTCCAACTGGAAGTACGTTTGGTTCTGATCTTCCTGCAATAATCAGGGAGACTAGGGAAGCAGTAAACAACCTTGAGGCTGCTGTAGCTACGATAGGAGCTATCGCCAGCTATCAGGACGTAACTATATCAAAAGGTGAAACTTCGTTTGAGGCTTTAGAGGGATTGCTGACTATTACTTACCTGGGTGCTTCTGTTGCTGTTGATTTGGAGTCTATCTCTAATGGTAGAGCAGGCGAGCTTATGTTAATTAGAGCGGCAAATGGAAACGTAACCATAAAACACAACGTAAACAAGATTAAACTTAATGGTGGGATAGATTATAATCTATCTTTGGATGATTGGATAATTTTAGCAAACTTTGGAGGTGTGCCTGAGACGGAAACTGATGGTGTATGGATAGAGGTAGCGAGAACTGCTTGGGTATCTTAAGTCATTGCCTAGGTCAAAAAGTGTCCTAGGGAATCATAACTAATCCCCTAACTATGAGAGGTTTTTATGTCAGACCAAAATTTGGATTACTTGAAAGAAATCAAAAGAAGGGAAGAACAAGTTATAAAAGATATAGAGGAAATGGATTCTTCTTTGAATCTTACTGAGTATGAAAGAAAAGAAAGTAAAGATGAAGGAGAAGAAAGTAAAGATGAAACAGAAAAAGAAGATGAAGTATTTGATGATACTAATACCTCTTCGGAGGACGCAGAAGAAACTAAACTAGATGAAGAAGAAATTACAGATAAGGTTGTTGCTGAGGAAGAACCAGAAAAGAAAGATAAAGATGAATCCTCGTCGGAAGAGGGGACAGATTACGATTTATCTTTCATTAATGAACTTTCTCGACGTGCTATGGGTTTAGAGGCATCACAAAAAAAGTTGAGTGAGGAAAAAACTTCTGCTGTAGCTACTCAGGATCAGGTAGCAGAGACTATAGAAGAATTGATTTCTTCTAAGGAAATGATTGAGGCCTTTGAAGATCCTGAGAAAATGTTGAGTTTGTTCAAACGTGTTTATGTAAAAGCAAAGACGGATGCAATTGAACATAGCTTGAGAAGTCTTCCTCAGGTAGTACAACCTGTTATTGCTCAACAGGCTATGGTTATGGAAGCTGCACAAAAGTTTTATAGGGACAATCCTGACTTATCTAAGTACAGGGATTTTGTGCAGTACTGTGCACAGCAGATAGAAAGTGCTCATCCTGATTGGGGGTTTGAACAAGTTTTCGCCGAAACGGCGAAGATAGCAAGGGAACGTCTTCCAATGTTGAAGACTTCTCAGAGAGCAAGAGTAGAGAAACCTAAGTTTGCTGCGGGTCAAAAAAGTACCCGTAACAAACCAGCAAAAGAAAAGCTCTCAGCGTTGGAACTTGAAATTGCTAGTATGCCTGATTTTTAACTACTTACGAATGGAGTGCCTAAAATGATCGAACACAAAATTGTCGAAAGAACTGCTTCACAGGTAGATCAGGTTGTTTACATTACCACGACGGCTGGTAATGCTGACACTCGGGTACTGGCTCCGTATGAACAAGTAATAGAGGTAAATAGTGCCTTAGGTACTTTGGGTATATATATGCCTCCTGTTGTCTCAGCAAAGGGGCGTTTTTACTCTATTATTGCTCTCACTGGCGCAACTAAGACTGTAACTGTTTATGATTCTACGCTGGCTCCTAGTCTCGATTGGCCTGGTAATATATCCCTTAATGCTAATCTGGATAGGGTTCTGTTGTTCAGTGACGGTAAAAGATGGTGGGTAGTTAGTGATACGGGCGAAGCCAATGTAATTGGGGTTCCTGGTACTATGGGTTTTGGGGTGGGGATATGTCCTTCTTATTATTTGCCTGCGGGGTTTACTCCTTTGCCTGGGTATGACATTAGGGGACATGTGAACTATGGAAACTATCAGTATGAAGATGGCTCGGTTATGTGCTGGATTCCCAAGTTCTATTATAAGGTTGGGACTGGCAGTAATGGGCTATCCGTGAATGTTGTGGATATTAAGGGAGGAACTTCATTCGCGAATACTGCGGCTGCAAATGATGCCGGGTATGCCCTGCATCGAGCCTTCATCGATGGTGGTGTGGAGCAGCCCGGTTTCTTCATAGATAAGTATATGTGCAGCCGAAATGCGAAGGGATCTGGCTGGGTGGCATCCAGTATTCGTAACGGCAACCCAATCTCGATTAAAGCAGATCATAACCCAATAGCCGAGGTGACGTCGGTCAGCCTCGGCAACATATACGCCTCGGCCATCCAGGCAGCTAAAGGGAGATCTGGAGTGAATGGCGCTTTGGATGCAGCATCCATCTTCCATTGCGCGTCCAAATTTCAATACGCAGCCCTGGCGCTCCTCTCACTCGCTCACGGCCAGGCGGTGGCATCCACCGCCAATTGCGCCTGGTGGCAATCTGGGAAGGCATATCCCAAGGGTTGCAACAATAATGCCCTACGGGATACCGATGATACGTCAGTGCTATACATCTCGGACGGGTACTCCAACTGCGGAAAGACTGGGTCTGGAAGTTTGTTTGCTAAAACCACTCATAATGGCCAGGACTGCGGGGTTGCGGACCTAAACGGTTTGATGTCTGAAATTTCTATTGGCGCCACCTGTATCGCGGCCAGTAAAAATATTGTAGGTGCGACCAAAGCCAACCCATGTAAAGTGACTGTAAATGCGCATGGATACGCTAATGGTACGATTATTATGATAACTGGCGTTGTTGGCATGACCGGGCTTAACAACAAACTTTATACCATTACAGTTACTGGAAAAAATACATTTACCTTGGATGGCGTAAACTCATCTGGGTACACGGATTATGGGAGTGCTGGTACGGTTACTACTGGAACATTTTACGCGGCAAAACAGGCTACCAGGATGAAAGATTTTACACCAGGAGACACGCTGGCCACGGATCACTGGGGAGCTACGGGAGTAGCCGAGATGATGGAACCCTTCTCCCCGGCTTTCCAAACTGCCGGCGGCGGCATTACCGCTCAGCGGTTCGGTAGCGGAAACCAAGTACTCTCGGAGGCGACAAGTGGTGATGGATGGCTTCTTACCGGACTTGGAATTCCCAACGATGCGAATGGTATAGATACGACTGGGACCGATTTATTTGGCAAGGATCGCTACGTTCAATATATCCGCAATAATCTATGTCTCACCTCCTGCTTGTACTGGTACGCCGGTTCGCTTGCGGGGGTTTGGGCTGTCGATTGGTACGGCTATCGGACGTTCGTGGCCGACTATGTGGGGTTTCGGTGTGGTGCCTACTTAGTTTAATGTTGTGCTCCTGTGTTAGCTGTAGATCCGATAGGATGAATTATTATAGGAGAAAACAAAATGCTCACTGACGAAAAACAGCAACAAATTGAACTTTATGGTCAACTATTGATCGGAGACGAGACTGAGTTAGACCTGGCAAAACTTGCGCGTATTCAATATCTCAAGACCAAAATGCGACCAAGATTAGCTGCTCAGATCGGAGATTACGGAGACAATATCACTGATGTTACGCGGGCTTTGGTTCTGGGTGAGGCGATCCGCATAGGTATTGTTACAGATATAGACACAATTACACTCTATAACCAGTATATTGATTTCATGTTACAGGCTTATGGGGGTGCTGAAGCGATTTTGAAAGTCCTCGGTGAGAATGCGAACTCACTGAGCAATCATCTGGTGAACGGCTATTACTCTGCAAAGCAGCAAATTATGGCTGTGACGGAAGATGATGAAGATCCAATCACGGCAATCAATTCAGTGGATTTGGAATGAATAACAGTTGGACAGCGATTGGAGTTTATGGTACTTGGTCTGATATAAACTAAGTCTTTGCCCAGGTCAAACTTTGACCTAGGGAATCAACTAAAATAGGAGTAAATCATATGCAAGCTTTTTTGAATATGCGTTCTTCGGCAAGTCATGCAGATAGCGATTTTAGGCCCAAGTCGTGGAGGGAAAAGATTCTTAGGATGTACCCTAATGGATCTGTTTCTCTTACTGCACTTACTGCTTTGATGCCTTCAAGTATGGTTACTGACCCACAGTTTCACTGGTTTGAGAAGGGGTTGCCTCCCCAGGCGGCAACTGTAACTGCTGTTAAGTCTAACCAGGCTGGAACTAATTACGTGAGTGGTGGGGTAGCTGGGCAGGTATTGTATATTACGGCTACTGAGGAAACCACGGGAGTAAGTGAATTTAGGCAGGGGCACCAGGTTCTTTTGAGGGATAGTAGTAACCTTACTGTGGATGTTAACGCAAAAGTCCTGTCAGTAACTAAGAACGGCACAACCTCAACTATAGCGGTTAAGCTTCTTGAGGCTGACGATAATGGTGTAGGGAATGACTTGAGTGATTGCGACAGGATTTTGATTATTGGTAACATTAATCCTGAAGGCAGCCAAATGCCTGATAGTATCGCATACGACCCTGACAAAAAGTATAACTACACCCAGATTTTTAGGACTTCATTGAGTCTTACCAGAACTCGTATGAGGACTAAAGTTCGTTATGGGTCATCCGCTTACCAGGAGGCTAAGAGAGATTGTCTGGAACGTCATGGAATAGAAATGGAAAAGGCGTTCTTGTGGGGTATTATGACAGAATTTACTGGAGAAAATGGACAGCCTGAACGAACTACTGGTGGAGTTTGTAGTTTTGTCCCTTCTGCAAATAGAAGCGATTATCGGACTGACTCGGATTTTGACGGATTTACCTGGATGCAGGCCGGTGGAGAATGGCTGAACAAATGGTTGGAGGTGTGCTTTAGGTACGGTAGCAAGAACCGTACAGCCTACGTTGGAAGTGGTACTATGCTTGCTCTGAATAAGTATGTAGAGCAGCGAGGACAGTTCCAGTTTACGCCAAAGACTGTTTCATATGGTATTAAGATTATGGAATGGGTTACTCCGTTTGGGTCGATAGATATGTATATCCACCCCTTGTTTAGTTTTGAACCCTCAAATCGATATAGTATGTTGTTGTTTGACCCGGCGAACATCAGGTATAATTATATTGATGACACCTACTTTCAGGCGGATTCAAGTTTGAAAGAAGGTTCGTGGGTTAATATCGATGGAATTAAAGAGGGATTTTTGACTGAGTGTGGGCTGGAAGTACATCATGCTTCTACGCTCATGTTGCTTAATGGTTTTGGGTATGACTCCTAAATATTTTTAACTTGATTGCCTAGGTCAAAAAGTGTCCTAGGCAATCAAGTAAAAGGCCCTGCTTATGAATCTACTTACTGTAAGACGCCATTTTGTTGAAAAGAGTGGAAGATATGATTTAGTAGTGGATGAAGTTGATTGGCAGGATAATGGGGCTGATTTTTATATTAATGCTGGACAGAAGTTTATTGAAAGAAAGATCAATGTAAAGAAGAGTATAGGAAGGTTTTTTAAGAAGCTCTCTGTTGGGGAAGCTGGGGTGTCTTTTAGGGGATGTAGGGCTATTGGAGAGGTATGGGCTCACTTTCCTGAAGAACAAGTAAGAACAAGGCTTAAAAAACTATCTTATACTGAATTTAGAACAAAGTTTCCTGCTATGAATAAAGCAGTGGATAGTGGAAGTCCTTTGTATTTTACTCCTGTTTTGTTGAGGATGTATCCGGATAAGCCTATTTTGTCTCAGTGGGAACAGTATCTTGGGTTTTTTGATGTTTTAGCTATGAGTGGTAGTGAGGTTTTTGATGGGGTACTGGTGTATCCGCCAACAGATCAGGAGATAGTTATAGAAGTTACTGGGTTATTTGAGAATGCAGAACTTACTGCGGATGAGGATGAAACTTACTGGAGTATGGTACATCCTGAGATATTGCTTTTGGGAGCGTTATATCAGTTAGAAGTGTTTAATAGGAATAGAGAGGGAGCTAGGGATTGGTTAGAAGCCTTAGAGATAGCCCTTGCTGATATTGACAAGGATGTTGTGGAGGAAGAATCATTTGATATAAATCAAATGGAGGGATAGTTATGACTGTTGAACCTAAACCTAGGTTTAAGATAGATTCATTAAGTGATGTTGAAATGGTTTTGAATAGGCTTAGTCGTAGGATGCATAAAACTATGAGTAGTGTAATGCCTCCTATACCTATGAGTTGGATTATAGATAAGCCAGCTGAATCTGGGTTTTTGTGTTCTTCTTTTTTTCCGTGTTCGGGAACTATTAAAAGATTAGCCTGTAGGGTAAGTAAGCTAGGAGACAAGAAACCTAAGCTTCGATTGGAGTTTTTGAATGACGTAAAAGGAGAATACCAGATAATTTCGTTAACTGGGGAGACAACGATAAGTACCCCGAATATAGAAGTATTTGAGTTAGACCAGCTTGTTGTGTATATAGATAACATTGAAGTAAGCAATATTGCGTTAGGAATATTGTTTGCTCCAGATAGGAAATATGCTGATGTTGAGACGCATCTTATTTCTACTATTGAGAGGATAGCTGATGAAGGAATTCGAGACGCCAATAACTCAGTTGTTTAGGTTTGGGCTAAGAACTGACAAACTAAATAGCTTAAATAATCCTGGCTGTGTTACTTGTATGAATCTTAAGCCTTCCGAATTTCGTATGGAAGGGCAAAAAAGTCTTATTGATCCATTCCCTAGGCCTCTCGTAAAAATAGATGAGAATCTCCCACAGCTGTTTAAGGGACGTAAGGATACGTATCTGTGTGCCAGGCATTATATTTATAAGGTTATGCCTGATTATTCTTTGGTTCCTCTTACTACTTGGTTTTATTCGGCAGAACATTGGAGTTTTGCTGATTTTGGTCCTTATGTGGTATTTAATAATGGTAATTTGAATATAAGAGTAGATATATCTAGTGGTGACTACTATTTTGCTCCTGAGGATGAAATACCTAATTGCAAAGTTTTGTGTAATTTTAGGGGACAGTTGTTTATAGCTAATACTGATAAAGGCCCCAATTGGGTAGAGTGGAGTAAAATCGGTGTACAAGACTTTAGCCTCGATGGTGAGAATACCGCAGGTTATATCCCAATGCCGTGGCAAGGACAAGTATACGCCCTGCGAATACTTACAACAAGTAAAAACTCCCTCGGGATGGATCAGCAGACAATGCTTGTTTACGGGGACCAAGGAATTACCTCATTGTACCCTGTCTCTTCGCCAGCTTCGACGTACGGTATGGAGTTACTTACATACTACGGAATTGCCGGGAAAGGAGCGGTTGGCGGTGATGAAAATGTTCATTTGTTTGTTGATGAGAGGGGATACCTTAGAAGAATAACTGCGAAGGGAATAGAACGCCTAGGATATCAGGAGTTCTTTGAACCTATGTTAGGAGAAAATATAACAATATCCTATGACCAGAATAGAGGGGATTTTTATATTGCTGGTGATACAAATTGTTATGTTTTTTCGGATAACCAACTATATGAAATTTCACAATTAGTTAGAACTGGGGTTTTTACTGATGGGGCTTTTGTGTGTGTGAAACAAGAAAACTTATCTAATGATAGGTTGTTTGTTTCGAATAGTTTTGACCTAAATATAAGAACAATAAAAACAATCACGGAAGTTTTACTTGGTTCTAGTGGTAATGCTGAGGTGGCTTTATATTGGAGAAACAACAAACAAGATGAATTTAGGCTAAGTTCTTATAAAAGAGTAGGGCCAAGTGGAAGAGTAAGTCCACATGTTAGTGGAGTTGAGTTTAGACTTGTTATACGAAGTTCTGATCCAGACATACAATTGGATAGTGGGTATATTAGGTGGAAGTTAACTGACAAAAGAGCTATTAGGGGAATGTATGGTCTTGCTAAGGCTTCAGCCGAATCAGATTAGTGAGCATTGGGAAGTGATTAAGGAAGCTTTGCTTGCTTCAGCACCTCCGATAATGGATGGTGCAGATGATTTTGTGTTGTATGTACTTAAACAGCTTATTTCGAGTAAGATGCAAGTTTGGGTTATGTTAAATGATAATCGGACATTAATAGGTATAGTTATTACTACAGTTACTAGGGATGATTGTAGTGGTACAAAAAGCCTACTTATATATTGTGTGTATGGATTTAGGCCTGTGTCTTCTAAAGCATGGGAATTTGGCCTGAACAAACTTATTCTTTTTGCTAAATCTAACAACTGCCAGAAGTTATCTTTTTATACTCAGTCTGATGAGATTCTAGCAATAATAAATCGTTTAGGAAAATTTGATACTTTTACTTACGGAGTTATGAATGTTTCTTAGGGGAGGGTACTAATGCTTCCTAATATGGGTGAGTTTAGTTTTGGTAAGCCTTATGCTATTCGTGGAATAGATTATTGTTCTTTTGGGGGAGGTGGACAAGGATCTGGTAAGGTAGAATATCCTCAGTATCTTCAAAATGTTCATATGGATTGGTTAGCTAGTATTGCTCCTGGTGGAACTGATCCGGTGGATAAAGTTGAAGTAAGTATAGTTGATGTCATGAATGCAGCACTTGGAGCAAGTCCTTTTACTGGTTTTTCAGCATATAATCCTGATATTGCTCTGGCGGATGCGTTAAGCCAAATAGAGCTCTATACTAACCTTGATCCTCTAACCGAGTATGCTACAGCTCTTACTCCCCTGAAAACAGCCACTACCTTTGTAGATACCTACCTAATGAACACAGATTCAACCAGCAAACTAAACGATCTCATAAATGCCTATAGTTCTCAATTAGATGCTGATCTAGTATCTAAAACTTATCCTCGCTTTGATCGAGGAATGCAAGACATTAATGCTGTAATGAGTAGTGCTTTTGTTGTAGGTAGGGCTCTTTTGGAAGCTGAAAAAGAAAGAAACGTAGCTAGGTTTGCTGCTGAGTTGTATCTTCAAAATTATAATCGTAGGGCAGATATAATTCTCCAGGCAGCTGATTTTCAGCTTAGAGTATTTGCAGCAAAAGAGTCCTTCTTACGGATGGCCTCTCAGATAGCTATAGAATACGCCAGAATAAAAATAGTTGCAAAAAAGGAACAACAAGACCAGGACGTGCATTTTGAAGAACAAGATGCTCTGTGGGATCTCGAGGTATTTAATCATGGTGGTAGACTTATTGCTGCTATAGCAGGAGCAGCATCTGCAAAAATACCTACACATAACAAAACAATGTCATCTATTGGCGGTGCCATGAGTGGTGTTGCTATGGGTGCTGCAATGACAGCAGGAAATCCTATAGGTGCTGGAGTTGGTGGGATTTTAGGTTTTGTTGGGGGTTTGCTTGGTTTGTAGAAATTAAGATTGCCTAGGTCAAAAAGTGTCCTAGGCAATCAACTTAAAGGGGAAGACTTATGGCATGGTGGGAAGCTTTAAAAGATCCTAGTTTTCAGCATGGTTTATTGCAGTTTGGAGGTGCCTTGTCTCCTGAAGGAACTTTTGGAAGGCAAGCAGCAGAAACTTATGGTCCTGTAATACAGGGACAGATATACAATAAGGCTGTCGAAGACCAAATAAAAAGACAGCAACTGGGAACAAGTGCTGTTGCTATGTTGGGAGATTCAAGAAATTCTTTAGTGGGGTATAATGAAACAATCAAGCCAGATGGAAGTAAGAATATTACTTGGAAGGCTGCATCTCCTGAACAAAATCGAAAGGCAGAGGTGCTAGAGGCACAAAGAGCAGCTGGACAAGCTCCACAACAGCCTATGGGGCAACCTGGACAAGTACCTGCGCCAGTTAATCCTACTCCCCTGTTTCCACCACAGACTACACCTCAATGGCAACAGGGAACACCTACAGCAGAAGATTTTAAGAAGTATGGTATTACTCCTCCTCAGGGAGTTCCAGCAAATCAAGAAGAATTAAATAGGTATTTACAGTCCCCGAGTTCTGCTTTAGGTACAGTCCCTTTCGAAGGTAGTCCCAGTTCTCCGGCGTCTGGGATGATACCAACTATGCCGGCGCCTCAGCAGACCCCAGGTGCAAGCAATCTCGGGCTTACTCCCGAACAAATAGCTGCGGCTAGTCAGCAGGCAATAATAGAGGAAAATGCTCCGTATGAGAGAGCACATAAAGCAGCAGTTATTCGTGGGTTGGGAATGCAAGCTGCTGTTACTGAAAGAGAACTTGAAACAACTAAGCCAGTTACTATAAATGCTTTTGGGGTTCCGGTAACAGTTACTGGTAAAGATGCCCTGAAGTTTATTACGGATATGGAAGAACTTCAAGCAAAAGAAAAATATTATGCTTCGCAAGCTCGTATTGCGGAGTCTTTAGAAGGTTCTCGCCGAGCCCAAGAAGAACATACAAGAATTCAGTCTGAGCTGGCTCGTAAAAAACAGCAGCGAGAAGAACTGGCTCTTAAAGCTTTTGGTAAAAAACTCTTTGAAGGAACAGATATTTCAGTAGAGGATTTTATTGCGCTGCCTGATTATGCTAAGGCTGCTGTGGCTCAAGCTACGCACAGAAAGAAAGCAATTGAGAATATGTATCAGACTCTTCTAAAATCCTCTTCTCCTGGGTCACCAAATCATATAGAGGCACTTAAACGTAAGGTGCCTTTAGACACTGTCTTAGATGAAAAAATGTCTTCGATTTTTGGAAGTAACTGGAAGTCTGAGCTAGGTAATAAGCAAGAAGAAACTCCCCAGGTTACTGAAGACAATGATCCATTAGGTATCAGGCATTTAATTAAATAAAAGGTTTGTGTATATGATAAATATATCTGAATTTCGTAAGCAAAATCCTCAATACAACGACCTTACGGATGAGCAAATATCTCTGGGGATACACAAGAAAAGTTATTCTGATATTCCCTTTGAGAAGTTTGACCGAGTATTTAGGCCTACAACTACAGGGGATTGGATTAAATCACTAGCTGTTGCTCCTATTCATGGGGCACAAGAATCTCTTGCTAGTATACCACTCCAGAAAGAACTAGAACAAAAATCTAAAGCAAAACGCATTTCTGAATTGCCGACTGGGCTTGAGGAAGGTACGCCTTTTGCTAAAGGATACTATGGCAAAGCCCCTAGCTTTACAGCTATAACAGAGCCTTTACCTTCACCCGAGCAGAAGGAAGCTGCTAAGGAGTATCTAAAGACTCCAATCCAAGAAAGCTATGCATATAAATTCTACAAACAAAGCCAAGAAGGTAAGATACCTTTTGCTGCGGCATTAGGATCTGAAGATCTGGGTTATGTAAGTGGACAAACTTCCATAAAACCTGATATACAAGAAAGTATTCCTTACGCTGCCATGAAAGGTGTAGGACAGTCACTTGGGGCACTTCCCTTCGTAGCATTTGGGGGAGGACCTGTAGGACTTAGTGTCGCGGCAATTCCTATGATGTCAGCTGAAGGTGTTAGTATGTTGGAACGAGGAATCCAGCAAGGCATTCCCGAGGAAATTGCAGTAGACGCAGCAACGAAAGCAAAGTATCTTGGGCTTATTGATTTGGCAGGACTCAAACTTCTTACTGGAGTAACAAAAGCACTTGTCAAACCCGTAGCTAAGAAAAGCCCCGAAGTAGCTAAACAACTTTATCAAAGAGTCTGGAACAAAGCCGTAGAAACAGCCGCTAAGCATCCCCGGACAGCTGGAACTTTGTTTGGGTTTACTGATGAAGCAGTTCAAGAAATAGTCCAGGAAATAGGAGCTAATGCAATAGCCATCCAGGACTACAAAGAGGCAGTTAGTCTTTTTAATGGAATAAAAGAAGCTGGAGGAGCCGGAGGCCTGGCTGGGGCTATCCTTGGAGGATTGCTTACTGCCCTTGGAATCAAAGCCCGAAAGATGGTTCACCCAAAATCCCCTGCTCAAATAGTAACTCCTGAGGATATCGCAGAAAAGCCTCAGGAACCTACAGCACCTCCAGGAGAACCTACAGCGCCTTTTGAAGAAGTTCAACCTACTCCTGAGGAACCAAAGCGAACACTATTAAAACCTCCCACACCTGATTGGGTTACTCCAGCTCCTCCGATTCTAAAAATTCCTCCTCAGAAGGAGAAGCCAGTAGCTTCTGAACTTCAATCCGAAGTTCAGGACGTAATGAAACGCAAGTTTGGTTCCTTTAATGAGGCTGCTGAGGCAGCCTTGGACTTAGAAGAAAAGATAGGTGTAAAGCTCTATCCTCACTTACGTAATGAAGATTATGTTTTACGTATGTCTCCAAAACTACATGAGGAGGCAATCCAGCAATATCAATCAAATAGACAAGCAGCGCTTAATATTATAACCAACAGAGAAGCTTTAGTGCAAGAACCATCAGGGCAAGAACTTTCTGAGCCTAGGTCAGAAAGTGTCCTAGGCAGAGAAGAAGTTCCAAAAAGACTTGGAGAGGCCCAACTTCCAGAAAGTATTACTAAAGCGGTGAAGCTTCATAGTGTAGGGCCTCATATGTTTAGGGGAGCTAGTGAGGTATTTCGCAGTTCTCTTAATGAGTTTTTTTCTAATGTAAATAAGCCATCAATGCCTTCAATGCCAAACGAAATGACATTAGATCAGCTTTATTATTGGCTTGATAAATATAGTGGGCAAGAAGTACCAGGAAAAAAACCGGGAAAAGCTTATATAAAAAAAGAAGAATTAGATGATATCTATTGGTTAACTTCAGCAAAAGATGAGTTAGAGGAATTAGCCGAAAAGCATGGAGGAAAAGTTAAACTTCGGGATGTGGCAGAAGTATTTAAGAAAAATGCCATACAAGTAGATGAAGTAATATATTCTGATACTTGGGTACCTACAAAAGAAGAGAGACATATAGAAGCCTTAGAAAAAGGTGAAAGGAAGCTTACCCTTAAAAGACGTGATATGCACAATACCTTTTTGACAGAGGTTTTTCAAATACAGGCACGGGATAAGTATTATTCTAACTATAGAGCAACTTATACAGATCCTGTTACTGGGGAGAGGTATCATAATCCTTATGATTCGTTAGGTGATATCTCACCCGAGATATTTTCTACCTTATATAAACTTACTGAAAATCCAATCTATCTAGAATATGAAAAACTTAATACATTTTTTAAGAAACTTAAATCTGGCAAGTCCCCTGCTCCCGATTCACCGGAGCGTTTAACTGTTAATAAATATTATAGGAAAAGTTATGATTATTATCATGGTTATAAAATAAATAAAATGCAGGACCGTTCCATTAATGACGTGTTTATGCTGAGATATATGCCGGAGAAGTCTATAACGCATATAAAAAATGATACCAGAATAGCTAAGAAGATAGGTATTCTTACTGACCAAATAAAAAAGATAAAGAAAAACATAAAAATTAATAAGCTTAAACATAAACAATGGACTACCCCAGGAGGAATTAATAACACAGAACTAGTTATAACTAGTCTCCAAGCGGAGGAACTTCCAGATGATTCTCCGCATTTTGCGGAAGATGAAGGGAAAAAAAATATAGGCTGGGCACGTGTTCAAGAAACAAACAAGATTGATGCAGGTGATACTACGTCGCCCGTAGGTTTTATTGATGAGGTACAAAGCGCCCGTCATCAAAAAGGAAAACGAGAAGGGTATTATCTTGAAGATTATAAAAGGTCTATTGATGCTCCTTTTCGAAAGTCTTATAACACTCTTCTTTTAAAACGAGTTCTTATGTATTTTGCTGATAAGGGCTTTTCTAAGATAGCTTGGACAACTGGTGAACAACAAATAAGTCGTTGGTCTGATGCCTTGTCACAAGCAGTTACTAAACTGGAATATGATAAAGAGGAAAATATTTTATATATTTATCCAACGGACGATGAAATACAATCAGAGGAAATAAAACCAGAAGACTTAAAGCATTATGTAGGTGATTATTTGGCAAATAAGTTACTTATCGATCGTGTAGTTTCTGGGGATAATATTAGATTTGAAGCAGCGTGGCCTAGGATAGTTTATGGTTCCTCTGAAAATAAGACTCTAGGCCTACTGGGTAAGTTATTCCAAGATATACTCAATAAGGCTGTAGGAAAAAAGAATTTTAGCTTGGGATGGATACATACTACTAACACAAACTCTTTACAGCCTAGTATACAAATAACTCCTGAGGGTTTGGAAAAGCTTAGGTCAAATCCTATATCCCTGTATTCTTTCGGACCCCAAATGTTAAACGAACTCACGGAGGATATTTCTTCTCAGTTTTCTAAGCTTCCTAAAGGTGGTATCAGCCGACGATTAGGAAAGCTTTATCGTCAATATGCTGGAATACCTTACTGGAATGCCAAAGTAGCAAAGAAGCTCGAACCAGTTTATCGTGTGGCTCAATCACGTACGAATACTAGAAACGAGGGGTTTTTAAAAAGTATGCAGGGCCTAGATAAATGGCCAAAACTAACATCTGAACAAAAAATAACCATAGCCAAAATATTAAATGATTTAGATGGAAAACAGCTTGAGGCCGTCCAGGCAGTGCCTTATATCCGCAGAGAGGACAGCAAACTTGACTTAAATCCAAAACATCTTGAAGAATTTCAGGAGTTTCTTGATACCAAGGACCTTGATCCTGAAGTAAATGATTATCTTTATAATGTTCGTTTAAGGCTGCTTGAGGCTCATCAAACTTATTACAACTATTACAAACACGATCCTACAGCAGACCAGACAAAGCTGGAAGAGTTTATACAGAACACAGGGTTTATACCTAACTACTTTCCACATAACTTCTATGGAGAGGCATATATAGAAGGTACTGACTCAGAAGGTAATCTTGTAGCAAGGATTCCTTTTGATACATCCTTACTGGAAAAGCTGGGAGGTAAAAAGTACATAAAAAGAATCAGAGAACGTATACAGAGTGATCCTAACCTAAGGGATCTTACCTTTAGCGAAATTAAAAGCTCTGATGAAATAGAACAGTTCTGGATGAACTCTCCGGTTCCTATAGATGTCATGTCTCGGGTTCTGGATACAGCTATCAATCATTATAAAGATAGTCCTGAATATAGAGGAATATTGGCTTCCCTCTCCCCAGAACAAGAACAACTTGCTCAAAAAATGTCTGAAAAAATCCTAAAAACTCTTCCTAGCGAAGTAGCACATATCCTGAAACTTAAAGGCTTCTCCCACTATGCAAAGCGACGAGGAATTCTGGGATACGAAACACAAGATGTGGGAAAAGTCCTGTATGACTATATGTGGGGACTGCATTCTTCTATAGCTAAAATTGAGGCAGCTAAAGAATACACCAAACTTATGTACACACTTAAACCAAATAAATTTGAACATACCTTGTTGGATAAGTTTATAACTGATAACCTAAAACCTTACACCTCACTTGACCGAACAGTAGACACCACCAGGGCAGCACTTGCTGGAATATACCTTGGTGCTATAATAAAATCAACGTTTGTTAATATTTCGACAATTCTTACAGGAGGTATCCCGGCAGTTGGGCTTCACTCCAAATCTGGTACCTTAATGTTTCCACGAGCAGCAAAAGACATAGCAAAGCAGTTTATCTCAGAGCTTCCAGAACAACCTAGGTTTGCTGGAATCCACGGAAAAAAAGATCCCTCCGCAAACCATCTGCAACAAGACGAAATAAATCTTATGGTACAACTGCTCACAAAAGGTACTGTACAACACCAGATGACCAATGAGCTTCAAGTAAATCTCCGAAAAGCTGAGACTAAGTTTATGAATATGCTGCAAGCTTATACAACCTTTGTGCTAGGTGGTATGAGTATGACTGAGTGGTACGGCAGAGCCGTAACAGCACTGGCAGCATATCGAGCATTTCGAGATGGGAAAATAGATAATAAAAAAACTCTCACTAAATACAATCTAACTCCTAACCAAAAACTTGATATGTCAGACCCCAAAAACATGAAAAAAGCTATAAACTTCTGTGATGATGTAGTAAACTATAGTTTTGGGGAGTTTGCTAGCTATAACAAGCCCCTGATGGTACGCACAGGGAAAGCTGGAAAGATATCTCAAATAGGTTACACTTTTCGATTTTTCATGCACCACCAGCTTGAAATGTGGAATAATTTGCTAAGACACCAACAAGGCCTTAGAGGTCCTGCAATGGCTCTTCTTAGTATAGCACATACAATGGCCTTAGCAGGTATTCCTGCCGGACTTCCTCTTATGAAAGTTATGATGAATCTATTTTCCTCGCTTACTGGAGATGATCCCGAAAAGATGCTTCGAGAAAAGCTTCCCGATAATGAAACTATCCGGGATATTGCTATGTACGGGTTGCCTTCAGTAACAGGAGTTTCTCTTGGTGGCTCATATGAGATAGGAGTACCTGAAGCTGTTGAGGATCTGCTGGGTGTAGCTGGTCAAATTCCTTTAGATATCTATCGTGGAGTTCGAGCATACCAGTCAGGCGCAGGAGCCTCACGAGTTATGGAAATTGTTTTTCCTTCTATCTTTGTTCGAAATATCTTAAATGCTCTTAGAGGCAAATCTGAAGGATTGTATACTCTTAGAGGAACTCCAATCTCTAGGCCTGACGAAGAAGGCATCCCTATCAAATACACCAATACCGACATTGTAAAGAAAGTCCTAGGTTTTCAGAGTCTGGAAAAAGCCAAGCTTTGGAGAATAACCCAGGATATAGAAAAAGCAGAAGACTTTAGGCGAACTAAAGTTACTCAGTTGGTAGATAGATTTATGCATGCATATAATAGGAATGACTACCAAGGAATGATTGATGTGTATGACGAAGTCATTGCGTGGAATATCAAAGTCATAAATGACAAAAAACCTGAGTTTGTTATAGATTTACAGGAAGGAATCCAACGCAGGCTTAGTGGAAAACCACTCAGTGGTTATATGCGATTACGTAAATATAAGGCTGCTGAAGCCCACGGATTAAAATAAACTCACTCAGTTATTAAGATTCCCTAGGTCAAAAAGTGTCCTAGGGAATCTTAACAAAATCCTAACAACATTCTTTAGCTATTTCTTCTAACTCATCTGACAAGAACCTATAGCAAATCAAATCCAAGGCAAAAGAAAGATGAGATTTATTGGTTACTTCGAGAGACTCAAGAGTACGAAAGATGTGGTTTATTTGGGTTAGAATATTGTTTAAGTCGTTTTCTGGAATAGAATGGGTTTTTATTAGTTTTAGTGTACGATCCACCCAAATTGCCTTAGCCTTACCTCTTGGAGCATAAAAATCACAGTACGGAATAAATGGATCGTCGGTAGTGTCATGTTGCCTAATACAGCATAATGCGTGTATTATACGCATAGCATCCTCAACAAGAGGAGAAGGAATAGCTGATTTTACTTTTTTAAGGTCTTCTTCAGTGAGTTTGCCTTCCATAACAAGATAATCTAAAATCTTCTTTGCGTATTCTTCTTTGATGTCCATTAAATGTCCTTTCTTAGTATGTTTCTAACTGCTGGTGAATTAGGAATTACTCGAATTAATGGATCCGAGTTACCAGTACGTTCCATGGTTATGGCTTTCATGCATATAAGGTTTTGAATTATAGTATCAAATGTTGCAACATCCAAGTCACGATAGAATGTTTGTAGAATCTCACTTCTAGTGGTAGCAGGCCGTGACTGGATGAAGTTAAGAATCCTGCTTAATGTATCTGCGTGTTTACTTCGACCTACGCCAATAAAAGTGAGAGGCATACGGCTTTCAGTAAATTCTAGAAGTTTTATTGCTCTTTTTAGGTCTTGTTCTTCAAGCACCATCATGTTAGTGCGTGATGCATTTAAGATCATACTGAGTTTTAGTATGTGTATTGGCCTTCTTTCGTAATATCCTGCCATTCTCGGGTCAGTGAATTCTATTCCTTTATCCTGAGTCATGTACCATTCTACCCAATGGTTTAGATATGACTCACTAAACTTGAATTCCCCTACAAACATATGTATCTGCTCTAAGTCATTACGAAGATCCTCAAACATTTGTTTTTCTTTTGCTGTCAAGAATGGGGCTGGGCATTTCTTTGCTTTGTCTTCCTCGTAAACAAAGATTATTCTACTTGTAAGACCACCACCAATAGCATCAAGAGGAAGAGAACTTTGTATAAGTTCGGGTGTAGTAGCACCTATAAGGTTAACATACACACCCATTATTTCGTCTGTTCCTTGGGTTTTGGTGGTGTATGTCCATAAATCATCACAATCATACCAATCAGCGAGGTTGCTAATAAGTGTGAGATTGTTATAGCCCAGAAAAACAGTTAGTTCTTTACTAAAGATAGTTAGTGAGGCGTGGTTTTCTACTACGCCAGTCATAGGATTAGGGTGCATATTGCTGCTATTACGTAATGCTCGGATCAAGGCTTCTCTTGTAGTGGCTTCAGCTGCCATCTTTATTCCAAGATCCCTCAGCATTTTTTGGACTGGTACCATTGCTGTACCTTTACGGCAACGTCCAGGTGGGCCTACAAGAACAATATACATATTAGGAAATATTCTTGTGTGCCATTCAAGAAATACTTTTCGCTGTAAAACAGCAGCAATAACACTAACCGCAGTCCAAGTACGATAGAGAATAGGTGGCTCTGTATTGTCGGTTGCCTCTAGATAGGATTCTATCCAGTCAGGAACTAATCGACTACGTTCTGGCAGCATTCTGTTAATTCCCTTAGTTGGTTATACAAAGTTAGTGTATTGGTTGCCTGCATTTTACGCAAACCTTCTGGATTGGTTTTGGGGTCATACTTAGCTAGATTACCACCAGGGACTGCTGCTTCTACGTCAGCAGGGATGCTAAAAGACGTATTGTTCCAGTATAAGGGAGACTCTAGTTCGGATTTTATAGCAAGTACTATTTCAGCATGGGTCTCTAAAGGTACAGACATAGGAATTTGAAACCATATGCTGTCGTGAACCTGGTTTAGGAGTTCTACCTTAGAAAAGTTTGGATTATAATAAGTAAAGCACACCCCATCAAGGTTAAGTTTTTCTGCTATAGTAGATTGAGGAATATAACTATATGCCTCCTTAAATAATTCCTCGCCCCATCTACCCAGAAAAAGCCTCTTACGTCCTAAGCAGTTTTCTAAGGTACGTGACCTGGATAGACGCATACGTACCCACGAATGAAATTGTTGGATACCTTTGTAGGCTTTATGATACTGATTAACAATAAATCTTGCTTCATTCTCGGGAATCTCATAATAAAATGAGAAAGTCTTATAGCCTAGACCGTAGTTTAGGCCGTGATTAGCTTTTTTGCCCCAGAATCTCCAAGAATATACCCCACCTCCGATATCGCATTTTATGTTTTCTTTATCTTGGGCCTTTACCTCCTCATACGAGAGGCCACTTATTAAGGAACCTGTAAGACTATGTACATCTAGGTTTTCCTCAAAGGCTTTTTGCATCATAATATCAGGTGCAATATATGCAACTACCCGATTTTCTGCCTGGCTTAAGTCTATTTGATAGCCAATATAGCCCGGATCAAATCTCAAAAATTTCTTGAATTCAGGTGGTAAGTTTTGCATATTTCCACCAGTTCCAAAAATAGTTTGAGAACTACTAAGACGGCCACTTGATGTACCCACAGGGTTGTAAGAACATCGTAATCGATTATCTGGGTCTATTCCTATGTTGTAGTAGGTAGACTGAAGCTTAGATAGTTTGCGTATCTTTAGGAGAATTTTTGCTGCATTATCCCCAAGTCTTGATAGTCTTTTTAAGGCATCATTATTGGTTGTTACTGTTCCTGACGTGCGATTTACGTATGGGCGGTGTCCTCTGTGCTCATAAAAAAGTTCTTTTAGTTGTTTTGGGCTTTGTGGATTGCATTCAAAACCACATTCTTTAATAAACTCCTCATTCAATTGTGCTAAATCTTCTGTTGCCTTATCGTTGGCTTTAGTAAGACCCTCCATGTCTACTAAGATTCCACGTTGTTGCATATAGATCAAAGGCTCTACAAGCCTTAAAGTTCGCTCATATACAGGCATGTTACCTTGTTTTTCTAGGGTTTTGACTAGCTTACTGTGTATCTCAGGTAAAACAGCAGAGTCTTTGGCATTGTATTCCCAGAAAGATTCCCAGGAACCCTCACCCAGCTTAAACCATTTTTTCCCCTCATCTTTATAGTAAGGTACGTCTGTATATACACTAGTAAGATAGTCTAGGCCTTTGGGTAATTCTGGATAAGCTATACCATGAGCTATCATAGTATCAGCAAGAGGTGATATATATATGCCATATTTTGACATGAGAAAGGTTGCATCAAAAATAATGTTTTGGCCTAGTTTGGTTATCTTTGGATCAGCACATATATCAGATATAAGTACCCATATTTCATGTTCTTCAGCCTTCGTAAAATAATCTGATCCATTATACATAAATGGAATGCTCATATATCCAACAAAATCATTTCCCAAACTCAAACAAGATACATAGTTGTTAAAGATTTCTATGTCCAAACAACAATAAGAATAGGTTTTAAGTGTGGTGAGAAAATTAATAACTTCCCAATAAGCGGGTTTAGTTAGTATGGTTCGTGGAGTAAGAGATATCTCAGGATAGTTAGATTGTTCTTTTATTTTGAGTAGATCACTGAATATTAGGTGCCTATAAGTATATTCGCGTAATGCCGAAGCAGGATGTAATATTGCGATAGTTTTCCTGCTTTTTGTTTGGGTATTAGATGACAAGATAGACCCGCGGTATTTGGTTATTTCTTTTAGTCCAGTTAGAGCAAATAAGGCAATTCTTCCTACAGGAACCAGAACATTCGGGCTAAGTTCGTTTAATTCGCTATACAGGATATCCAGATATTCCTGAGCACGCGCGGATATCTTAGGAGTTTTTTTAGATAGATCTATAAACAAGTTTATGTTATTACCTGGTGGTTGTTCTTTTATGACGTTAGTCACATAGCAATCTTTCCGATTAATTAGGGCTTTTCTCAGGCAATCTTCGAACAGCTGTCCCGAAGGCCCTACAAAAGGTCTAAGTAATCTCGCTTCTTGGGTCCCTGGGGCCTCACCAATAAAAACTATCTTAGCATCCTTAGGACCCTCACCCGGAACAAAAATGGAATTTATATCAAATGACATATGAGCCTCATAAAAGACATGTTAGGTTCTAGTTTGCCTTAAAATTAAGTTTGCCTAGGTCAAAATCTGTCCTAGGCAATTATAACTTATCCCCATATACTCTAACTACCAGATCACTGTGCGAAAGAATAAACTCACCCATACTGTCATAACCGTCCTTAGAAGTTACGACTAGTTCAGTTATTCCTGCGTTAATTATTTCGCTTAGACAATCTTTACAAGGTACTTCGCAAGTAAGATACATAGTAGTGTTAAGAGTACACACACCATTTCTTGCTGCATTCGCAATGCAGTTTCGTTCAGCATGAGCAGCAATACATAAATGCAGGCCTTCACCCGAGTTAAAGCCCAGATCATGGCGAGGACAGCGTACCCCAGAAAAAACCATATTTGTGTTGTAAAGGTGTGGGTCTATTATATGCCTTGTATCACAGTGTGGAATACCTCTAGCTGGCCCATTATAACCTTGCGCAATTACTGAATCGTCTCTAACTAGTATTGCACCTATTTGTCGGCTAAGGCATTTACTTTGTTTACTTACGGCAAGAGCAATAGAATAAAACCAAAGATCTTTAGACATTAGAAGACTCCTCAAGCAAAGCAGAAAGCAGGATAAGATAGTTAATAGAGTCTGTTATTTTTTCTTTCCATTGTTCAGGAGAAACAAAAATATTGGATTCTTGGGAGGAAATAAAACTATATATTGCTATGATGTGTTTTGCCAGCATTCCTCCAAGAGCAGTAACAGGAGTACAAGACTGCAATAATGCGGCTTGTTTGAAGTTTTCTAGTCTATCTTGGTTAGGTGCGTAAACAGATGCCCTATCTATGAGGATATCTTTACAGGATTTTATTTGAGCATTAAAAAGTTCAACAAACTTCTCTGTTGTCATGAGTGTAACTCCTGTAGTTTTGGTAAGGTTGTTCATACACACGGGTAATAAAACCATCTCGGTAAGATTTAGATAGGTCAAATCCAATTGCAGACATTTTAAGATTAGCACAAGCAAGAAGAGTGTTTCCACTACCTGCAAACGGAACGATAACCCTACTCCCGGCGCCAACAAAAACATCCAAAATGTTTTGGATGAGTTCTATTGGTCGTTCCGTGGGATGGATTTTAGATGAAGGAGGGACAGGTTTATAACTGAAATGGTTAAGAGACCCGGGAATATTAAGTCTAGAGTTTTGGCCTTTTGTAAAGTAGATAAAAAATTCCATTGATTGTGCTAGAAGTATATGAGGAACTTGGGATTGGCAACCGTAGGAAGTTGGTTTTATCCAAGATCCTATACGATGATAGCCACAGGAAAAACCTAGGGAAGTGCATATGTCAATAGCAGTATTCAGGGTATCTAAACATAACCACAAAATACCTTGACCACCCATAACCAGGGTTCGATATATCTCTTTCATAAGATTAGTCAAAAACAAAGGATAATCTTTTATGTAAGAGTCTTTGTAGTCTTCTTTATCGTACAAAGAAGAAAAACCATTATCCTTGCGAAGGTATTTTAGGTCCATATCATAAGGTGGATCTATTTCAGCAAAATCAAAGCTGTTATCGTGAATGGTTTTGATTCCCTCAAAGAAATCACGAACCAAATAAGAATTAACTAAGTTATTTTTGGGAAGATCAGAGGTACGTTTCTCAAATTCAGCTGCCTTATCTGCAATTGTTATTTTTCTTACCAGTTTTTCCAGGACTTTTTTTGCCTCCGACTTAGTTTTTACGTCAGTAAATACTTCTGGTACTGCTTCTATAGCATTAGCTAATCGGAGGTCACTTATTATGGATGATTTACTTACTCCCAATAACTCAGCAGTGTTTTGTTTTGTCCATCCAGTTTTTTCCTGGCTTCCTGCCAGTCTGATACCATGTTTTTGGATCATTAATTCGTGGATTTTTTGTTTTATCTTTAATTCCTCCGTGAAGGTAAAATCTTTTCGATGGATGTTTTCAACTAACTCGCAAACACGGATAGTATACTCATCCATTTCAACGGTAGATACTAGTGCTGGAATAGTAGGTAAACCCAAATCCAAGGCTATTTTTAGTCGTCTACCCCCAGCAAGAAGCAAATAGTTCTGATTAGGTCTTTCTAACACAAGTATACTTTGAAGTATCCCGTGTTCTTTTATGGATTTTAATAGTTCTCCTTGATCATCATAATCACTTCGGCACCTCTTACCAAAGTCAATATCCTTAGGATCCAATAATTTTGGAACTAAGCCTAAGGGTCCAAGAGAACTCGCAAGATTAGAAGCCTGGTTGTTAGGTGTTTCTTTCGACATTATCGAATACTCCTAATAGTTTTCGTATTTCATCTGGTGATAAATTATCCACTAAGGCCATAAGATCAGAACCAGAGGACACCAAGGTAGTCTTTTTCTCTCTTTTCTTTATTGTGGTTTTTTTGGTCTCTGTATATGTGTGACGTTGGAATCGTATGTCAGAAATTAAAGCTAGCTGGTCTTCGGTGGATAAAGACGAAAAGAAAGGAACCAAGTCCTTAAGCATTGCCATTTAAGGCTCCTTTATTATAATCTCTTCGAAGATTTCTCTAGGTAAGTTAAATTGTTCGTTTACTATTGCCATAATTACTTTGTGCCGTGTGTCTGGCTCAGACAGAAGGTTTATAAGGTTGTTTATTATTGCCAGAAATAGAGGTTTTTTTAGGCCATGAGGAATTACTTGTAGAGCTTTAAACTGCTCTACACTTATTTCTACTGAAAGCCTCGGTCGGTAAGGTAAAGACATAGCCGTACTCCTAGTTAACATTCAGGACAATTTCGAGTAATAGGATGACTTTGGAGAACTGTACCACACTTTGGACAGCACAGAAAAAGCTCATCATAGCAATCATCACATACAAAAAAGAATCCACATTCTTTACAAAAGAACTTTCTCATTTAGTCTCCCTTTTTTATTAAGATTGCCTAGGACAAAAAGTGTCCTAGGCAATCTTAATTAAGTTCCTACAAAGCTACAGCCATCTTTTGATAATGTTCTGATCTCCGTACTCATCTGAAGACTGGATACCTAAAATAACCCAAGCAGTTAGCCCAATCAGATCAGACTGGCTAAAGGGCTTGGTCAGGTCCATTTTGAGAGACTGCATCACACGCATAAGGGACAACTTCTTACGATTGACGCGCTTCGCGTCATCGGAAGGCCCAGGAAAAGAAATAAACGTAGTTATGTCTTTTGCCGTGGGCTGATCCAAAATCTCGCAACGAAGCCTCCAGTACGTACCTCCTTTCTTGTCTGTTCCTGTGTCAACGCTGACAATTTGAATCTGGGCCTCTGTTCCCACAGGAAGCACTACTTCATCATAAACATCATCAAAATTGGGAACAAACGACGTAAGGTCCTCAAAAGTATCGAAGGGAGCGGAATCATTCGTGTTTTTCGTGTTTTTGGTTTCACTCATCTGTAGTTTCCTTTTCGTTTGAGTTAGTAGTTTCAAGTGCCTTTTTTGCTTTCTCAAGTAAATTTGTTATATTTGGTTCTTCTCTTATTTGAAATATTCCCCCTTTCCCCAGCCTGGTACGCGCCAGGTACCGGCCAGTTGATTGTGTGAGAAGTGAGTAGTAGATACCTTTGGAGGTATCTTTCGCCTCCGCCACATAAATCTCACTAAACAATAACGGTATGCGAGTAGTAAGCTTGCCTGTTATCATGGGTCGCATTAGAAGTTGTTTGGTTACTGCGTCTTCCTTAATATCTAGATGTCCTGTGACGATAACATTACAAGGCAGGGAAGAGATCTCTTGAATAACGTTTTCTATCAGAGTCATTTGCGGGAGCCAGTCATCTTGCTGAGGTACTCCGCCAGGACGGCCCTTAAGCTTAAGAATCTTTAGTAAAGCTGCCTTTGCCAACGTAGTAAGAGAATCAAGGCAATAGGTACCTATCTCCGCAAAATAACCTGCTGCTTTTCTTCGGTGGAACTCTCGGTCGAAGAGATCAAATGCTGAAGGCATCTTAGGATTGTCCACCTCAAAACGAGTATCAGCAAATACTGTACCTCTTGCGATTGCGTCATCAAGAGATTGGGTGCCTCCTGGGTCAAATGAGTCAACATGAACAGGAGGAGGACAGGTGCGTAGCATGTAAGTTTTGCCTGTTCCGCTTTCGCCTAGAATTATTGCCCGAAACGAACTGGAGCGGACATCTTTGTTGTAGATAGACGAGAGCATTTCTAATTCTTTTTGTGTTTCTGGACTAAGTATTTTTTTATTCATATATCATCTTTCCTATAATATCAATGGTTTGTTTTTTTGGCTGATCAGCCGGGTTCCAGAAATCAACCTTAAATCCTAACGGAGGTTCATGCGCATAGCGTAGTGGATTAGACCATGCGCAACAGAAATCATGATACCGGCAGCCAAAATATTTAGTACAGCTGTTGGGGTTCATAGGAAATGCTCTCAGATATGAATCACCTTCAGCGCACTGCGAAAGAACCTGTTTTTCGTGGTGCAAGGCAGTCAGGTAATACCTTACTGTCTCGTACCACGAGTACATCTGAGGCAGAATTTTTACGCAAGGGATCCGGATAAGTTCCGGACCTTTCTTATTAAATAC